ATCCCGGCGAGCCATACGAACTTCGGGGCCAGCCAGTTAAGCGCCTGCGCGAGCCACAGCAGCGGGGTGGTCAGCCAGAGGAGTACCTTGCCGAGCAGGTTGAGCGCCCATGTCAGGATCGGCATCAGGATTTTGAGCTCGACCGCGAGCATCTTGAACCACACCACGATGACGGCGCCGAGGATCTTGCCGAACGGGACGAGCAGCGCGGCGATGCGCGTAACGATGGGCGCCAGGTTGTCGCCGATGACCTTGGCGACCATCATCACCAGCGGCACGATCGTCTTGAAGCCGGTCACCAGCCCGAGGAACACCGGCTTGAGGGCGCCGATGACATCCTTGGCGAGCCCGATCACGGACGCGCGGAACTTGGGTGACGCGACCATAAACAGCCCGATGGCCGCCGTCACGGCGACCAGCGGCCCGGACAAGGCGGCGGCGCCTGCTTCCTCGCCGACTCCGGCAGCACCCTCAGCCGCCTCGGCGCCGCCGCCGAGCGCCTTGGGCAGCAGGGACTTACCCGTGTTCTTGGCCAGCTCGGTCACGTGCTCGGTGACCTTTTCCAGCGGCTTGGTGATGCCCTCCAGCATCGGCCCGATAAGCGGCAGCTCCTCGAACAGCTTGAGCCCGCCCAGGGTGGTGCCGACCGCGCCGAGCGCGAGCCCGGCCGCCCCGTACTTCTGCACGGCAGCGGTCGCGGCCGGCAGGTGCTTCGGGTCGGCCAGCTTCTCGGCGTAGCCGACCATCTTGTCGAAGCCCTTGTTAACGGCGTCCAGGGCGGGCGCCAGGGACTTCATCAGCGCGTTCACCAGCGGCGTTACCAGGGGCGCCAGCTTGTCCATCAGCTCGGCGAACTTGTTGCCCCACTCGACCGCGAGGCCGCCGCCGTTCTTCCCGACGAACGGCTCCGCGATGGCGGAGCCGATGCCGATCATGGCCTCCTCGATGTGGTTCTTGGCGCCCTCCCAGGTGTCGTTCACCCGCGCGGCGGAGCCCTTGAACTGGATCTCCATCTGCTGCGTCAGGACGCCGAGCGCCTTCTGCGAGTCGAACGTCTTGGACTTCATGTCCTGGAGCACCTGGTCGGTGCTCACGCCCATCCCCTTGGCCAGCAGCGCGGTCGCGTTGATGCCGTTGGCGGACAGCATGGTCAGGGTGCGGCTGGTGAACTTGCCGGTCTGCTCGACCCGGCCCAGCGCCTTGGTCACGGCGTCGATGCCGGCCTGCCCCTTGCCGGTCGCGGCCACGGCGTCCTGCACGGCCTGGAGGGTGGGCACCACCTGGTCAGCCTGGAAGCCGAACGCGAGCATCTGCTTGCTCGCCTGGATGAACACTTCCTTTGGGAACGGGCTGACCTCGGCGAGCTTGCCGATGCTCTCCATCAGGCCCTGGGCGGCCTTGTCGGTGCCGAGCACCGCCTTGAACGCCCGCATCCCCTGGTCGTAGACCTTGTTGTAGGCGAGCCCGGCCTTGACGGACTCCACGGCGAGGCCGGCCACCCCGGCGCCCGCGAGCGCCACCACGGACGTGAGCGCCTGCCCCACGCCCTTGGCGGCGCTGCCGACGCCCTTCCCGATGCGGGTGCCGATGGTGCGGCCGGCCTCCTCGCCGGCCTCCTCCGCGGCCTTGTGGACGCCCTTGGTCAGGTCGCGCGTGTCGGCTGCGACCTTGACGGACAGCGCGGCGTAGCTGTACTCAGCCATCGGCCTGCACCCGCACGCCCGGTAGCCCGGCGATCATCATGCCCGCCTCCGCCCAGCTCGCGGCCTGGACGGGTGCGCCGTCCGACAGCGCCGCCTCGCGGCGGGCCGGGGCCGCGGCCTGCCCGCGGTCGCGCAGCGGCGGCCGGCTGACCGGCCGGGGGCGCGGCGCGTTGGAGCCGTACGCCCGCGCGGTTACCCACGTCAGCGACTCCACCGAGTCGATCAGGTGGGCCAGCAGCTCGCCCTCCGTCGACCACTGCTCACCTAGCGTCCGGGCATGGGGCGGCAGCCGCTCCAGCAGCACGTGGACACGGCGCACCGATACCGCGGGGTCCAGCACGTCGACCCCGAACGCGGCGAGCATCGCCGCCTCTACCTCCGGGTCGAACCGCGCCGCGCAGGCGGTGGCGAGTTTTTTAGGCTGCCGACCCCGGCGTCAGCGGACGCCTGCTCGATCAGCACGTTCAGCTCACCGATGCACAGCCCGGCGTCCACCAGGCGGTCATAGGTGCCGTCCTTGGCGCCGATCGCGGCCATGAACGCGGCTATGTCGCCGTCCTTCGCCAGGGCGCCCATCGCGCCGAGCGGCCATGTCTTCTGGTTGGGGAGCTCGTACAGCTCGCCCTTGTAGGAGAACCGGAACGGGTGGCTCAGCGCCTCGGCGATCGCGGCGGAGGCCGCGGCGCTCAGGTCCCAGTGCCCGTTCAGCTCCGCGGCGGCCGGGCTCACTTGGCCGGCCCGGTGCCCGCGCCCGCCATCGCGCGGTCCTTCGCCGCGGCGGTGGTGAGCAGCGGCAGGACGGCGGACGGGCCGACCAGCACGTCGGCGAGGACGCCCGCGTCGTCCAGGGCGGACAGGGTCACGTCGAGCGGGACGGCCTGACCGCGCTGGAGCTGGATGTTGCCCGCGGCGCTGAGGTTGGCCCGGTGGAAGATCATCCGGAACGCCCGGTCGCCGTCCGCGCTGTCGATGCCGAGCGAGTACAGGTGCTGCGGGGTGTCGGTGCGGACCTCCATCGACAGGGAGCCGTCCGCGGCCGGCGTGGGCGGGTCGGCGTCGAAGTAGACGCCCAGGGTCAGCTCGTTGAGCTGCCACATGACGAACTGGAGCGTCAGGTCCCGGCCGGTGATCACGGTCTTGATCGGCGAGATGCTCTGCCACGGCGTGAGGCTGTTGGTGGTGGTCGCGCTGGCGACGGTGGGGCCCGCGTCGGACAGGTAGCCGAGGATCGACCAGGCGGCCGGCCACGGGCTCGTGGTGTCGGCGGGGCCTGCCGTCTTCTCGGGCGCGATGTAGAGGCCGGGGCCGTTGGCGGTGCCGACCTGCACCTCGGTCGGGTCGATGTCGTACACGGGCGTTGTCATGGCGTGCTGCCTTCCTGATAAGCCGGTGCGGCGCTGGCGCCGATCCGGGGCTGTTGGGCGGAGCCGCGCCGCGTGGCCGGCCGCATGTGAGGCGTTCCGGTGGCGGGCTCCCAGGACGTGCGGGCGGGGTGCACGCGGATCTCCCAGCGCGTGCAGTAGCGAGGGCCGCCGTCAACGTCGGGCATCCAGAACGGGCCCTCCGTCACCTGGGCGTAGCAGATGACGCCCTCGGGCCACGGGACGGCGCTCAGCCCGGCGATGCGCTGGCGGGCGGTCTCGGCGAGCTGGCGGGCGGCGCCCTTGCGCGCGGCTCGGCAGTCGACCTGGACGGAGTGCTCCCAGATCCAGCCGGGCATGTCGAGCTGCGCCGCGGAGAACGCGAACGAGGTGACGCCCGCCAGGTCGGACAGGCTGGACCAGACCCACGCCTCAAGGTCGGGCTGCGCGATGACGGGCGCGGTCACTTGCGGCCGGCCCGGAAGGCGCGGCGGGCCGCCGCGATGGCCTGACCGAACGCCGGCTCCGCGGGCATGTCGACGGTGCCGAACTCCACGAACCGCGCGTAGGGAACGTCGTTGCTGATCTCGTAACGGCTGTCCTCGATCTTGGTCACGTGGTACCCGTCGGCTAGCTCCCCGGTGCGGTACGGGGTGCGGGCCTGGGCCTCCAGCATCACCCGGTTGGCCACGTCGGCTATGTCCGCGTCGCAGACCTTGCGGGGCGCGTCGGGGTTGAGTATCCGGTAGGTGGTCCCGGTGATGTTCGTCCTCGCGGCCACGGCTTACGCCTCCGCCCACTGGCCGGTGCTGGTCGCGGTCGCGGTCCAGCAGGTGATGCCGCCGGTTGGCGGGGCGGTGGGGTCGGGCACGAGCCGCACCTGCGACAGGACCCACCAGCGCCCGCGGACCAGCGCGGCCGATCCCTCGGCGGGCTGCGCGTCGGGCGGCAGGAACAGCCGCGAGCCCTGGGCGTTGTGCGGCTGGTACGGGCCCTGACCGCCGCCGCCGTCCGCGCGGGGATCGCTGGCCCCTGGCTGCTCCTGGAGGTTCCCGACCCCGGTCCAGTAGGGATCGGTGCCGGGCTGCTCCCAGCCGTGCTCATCGGGCCCGGCGGCGGGCGGGTACAGCGCCACCTGGTCGGCTGCGAGCAGCAGCGCCGCGGCGGTCACGGCGCTGCCCCGACATCCCACCAGTCCCACCAGCCGCCCGCGAGGCTGCTGTGCGGGTGCGGCCGGGACTGGCGAAGCGGGATCGACACGATCTCGCCCGTGACGAACGAGCGGTGCCACGCGGCGCGGCTCAGCGCGGCGCCCAGGTCCCCGCCGGGACTGGCGGGCGAGTAGCTGACGTTCTGCGCGCCGGTCGACACCGACGCGAGCGCGCTGGCGGGCGGCAGCATCGCCGCGTACGCCTCCCACATCATCGCCGCCGCCAGGTGGGGCGAGTCGTCCCACCAGGCGTCCGCGATGCACTGGGCCTGGTCCTCGGGCAGCCCGCCAGGCGTGGGCGGGTCCAGCGGGGGCGCCCACGACTGCCACGGGATGCACGGCGGCGACGGCTCAGGCCAGGTCGTCATCGGCTACTTCTGCGCCGGGCGCGCGGATGACGCCAGGGGCTTCACGTCCTTCGCGGGCGCGTCGCCCTGCTCCGCGGAGCGGCCGGCGGGCGGGGTCCAGCCCGCGACGGCGGTCGACGCGAACGGGATACCGCCGTTGGGCGCCTTGCGGGTGACCGGGTTGATGATCTGGCAGGCGAACCGCGCCCACACCTTGAGCGGGGTCGTGTTGTCCTGGAACCCGGAGATGATCACCTTGCCGGTGTCGTCGGCGAGGACCGCGCTCGGGTCCATCAGGTAGCGGATGTCCTGCCGGACCCCGACCACCACCGTGTCCCAGTCCCCGGTAATGAGGTTGGGCGCGCTGGTGAGGAACGGGGTGTAGGTGATCGGCGCTCCCCAGAGCGTTTGCACGTCCTGGCCGTCTATCTGGTCGTAGCCCAGCAGCAGGGCGCCGACGCTGTCGCGCAGCCCGCGGAGCATCCCCTTGACGGTCAGGTCCGCGCAGTGCCCGGTGGCCAGCAGGCCCTGGGCCTCCACCGTGGCCATCGCCTTGTTCACCGAGTCCGCGGCGTCGTACCCGGCCGCCACGTTGGTGCAGGTGGTGGGGTCGAGCACGCCGCCGGACGGGAACGTGACCGGGTTGTTGTGGCCGAACAGGATCGCCTCATCGATGGCGATGGCGATGGCCTCCGCGATCCGCGGGCGCACCCATCCCCAGATGTTGATGCTCAGGTCCTCCAGGTACACGTCCGGGATGGCGGTGACCGCCGCGACCTCCTCGGCCTTGAGGGTCTTGGTGCCGAGACCGAACGAGGTGTAGGGCTTGCGCCCGCCCGCGACGCTGACCCACGACGCGGTGGGCAGCGAGGTCGGGATGGGCATCTCGGCGATGGAGGTGCCCATCGGGACGAGCTGCGCGAGCTGGAGGACCGCCGACTGCTGCACGGCCTCCTGGATGATCTGGGTGGAGAACTCCACGGGTATGAGGCCGGACAGGTCGATAGGCGCGATGGGCGTCGTCATGGTGTGCGCTCTTTCAGCAGGCGTGAAGGATCACGCCGCTTTGCGCGCCACCCCGGGCGGGCGGGCATCGCGCCGCGCCTGCCCGGCGGCCTCGGCATCGCGCCTCGTGAAGCGCCCGGGTTCGGCTACCGGTTGCCACGGGCATCGCGCCACGCGGCATCGCACACAGTATGCGCTCGGCTACGCTCCGCTGTCGACTAAGCGGCGGCTGCGGCCCGGCCGCTGGATGGCCCTGATCCAGTCGGAGTCCCCGGCGCCGCCCGGCACCTGGGCCCGCGGCCCGGCCGGGATCACGGGACCGGGCGGCGCGGGCGCCTGCGCGGCCGGCGTGGCGAGCTGTTCGACCAGCGCCGCGATGGCGGCCTTGTCGGGGTTGCCGGACCTGTTGACCAGCTTGGTCAGGTCCAGCGCCGCGATGGCGGCCTCCGGGTTGGCGAGGCGCCCGGCGGCTGCGGCGCGGAACTCAGCCGCGACGAGCGCGGCGGCGGCGGCGCGCTCGCCTTCCGCCTTGCCCTCGGCGCGGGCGGCGGCGACCGCCTTCTCGTGCTCGCTCATGCCCGCCTGCTGCGCGGTGAAAAGCGCGGTCTCTGCGTCCTTCCGCGCGGCGCGCTCCTGCGCCAGGGCGGCCTCCAGGCGGGCGATGGAGTCGCTGTGGCCGTTAGCTGCGGCTGGCGGAGCTGGCGCGGTGACAGGCGCCGCTGCGGGCGCGACAGGCGCCGCTGCGGGCGCGGCGGCCGGGGCGGCTGCGGGGTCGGGCATGTTCACGCGGGTTTCCCTTCGGGTGCGGCGGGCGCGGGCGCGGTCGGCGCGGGCGCGGCGGCGGGTGTTGCGAGCGGCGCCATCGCGGCGATCGTGCCCCTGGGCAGGCCGGCCGCGATCTGCACCGTCTCCTCGGCAGCCGACGCGAGCAGGGCGTTCCACTGCTCGATCTCCTGCGGGGTCGCGCCCCACTTCTGCCACAGCACCTCGCGGGGGACGCCCAGCGTGGCCATCTTCACCAGGGCGTCGACGCGCTGGCCCTCGGACCTGGTTTCCATGTCCGCCCAGACGACCTCGGCGGAGGTGTCGGTGGCCGCGGCCTGCCCGGTGAGGGTGAACGCGCAGCGCATCACGTCCTCGTACGCCTCGCCGATGTGCAGGGACCGGCGTCGGCACTTGGCCACCAGGCCCGTCTCCGCGGCCTTGATGGCGTCGGCCGCGATGTTCACCATCTGGCCCAGGAGGTAGTGCGGCGGCGTCTGCGTGATCGCGGCCAGTTGCTCGATGTCCTGCGCGACGCTCGACAGGTACCCGCCCAGGGTGGACTCCTGGAACATCCCGAACCGGCCGTCCGGCGCCTCGTTGGCCAGCAGCCGGTTAGCGCCCACGTCGAACGGGCGCACCACCTTGAAGGTGTCCCCGTCGTCGGTTTTGATCACCTCGCGGGCGATCTTGATGCCCGTTGCCCAGATCTGCCGGAACGCGCCGTAGTCGGTGGCCACGAGCCGGTTGAAGATCGTGGTGTGGATGCGGTCCTGGATGCTGATCGCCGAGTGGAGCTCGGAACGGGGCATCCACAGGGTCCGCGGCTGCGGCACCACCTCCACCAGGCCGACGAACCCGGCCGGGTTCGGCTCGACCTGCGGGGCGCCGCCGCCCGGCTCCCAGGTCACCACGTACTCGGGCGTGAACAGCACCTCGATCTCGCCGCCCGGCTCCCCGCCGAAAAGGGTGGTCCCGCCGTAGCCCTCGGTGGTCTGCCACGGCACGGCGGGGTAGCGCTTGTAGCCCGCGATCCGCTTGCGGCGGCTGCCGGGCTCGTACAGGACACACGCCTGGATTGCCGACTCGGGGGTGATGCACACCCCGGTCGGGTTGTCGTCGTCGGGCTGCACCAGCATGAACGCGCACCCCTGCACCAGGGCGTCGGTCTGCACCAGCTCCGCGTCAGCGTCCAGGCTGTTCGCCTGCCAGATCTCCCACGCCGCGTCGCTGTCGGTCTTGCTGGCGAACCGGAACCCGACCACCTGCAACCGCTCTGCAACCGCGTTGACCACCAGCTCGCACCAGTTCGCGCCTGACTCCTGGAGGAACGTTCGGAACGTGCGGCGCTCCTCGGTGTCCAGCAGCGCGATGACGCCCGCCTCCAGGTCGTAGTACCGCTGGAAGGTGAACGCGCGCTGAGCCTGGTAGTTGAGCTTCGCGGCGGCCATGGTGCGCAGCTCCTCGAACGGGGCCAGCGCGGCATCGGCTGTCATGAGTGCAGAGTACGCCGGGACCGTGACTGTGCGGTCACTGTGGGTTATGGTGGCGAGCCGTGACCGAGGTGCTGATCCGCGCGGTGCCATGGACCGTCAGTCCGGCACTTTCGGGGCGTTGGAATAGGTGTACGAAAAGGGCGCGATGCGGGGGCCTGCCCGGAAGGGCGGCGGCGGCGGCGCGTGCGAAGCGCCAAAGTGCCCAAACCATGACAACGCAGGACAAGACTACTCGAACAGTTACACGGAAAATGCCGTTTACCAGGGCAAACTCATGCCAGATTTTGCCGGTGTCACCACCGCTAACCGGGGGTCCAGGCCGTGAGCGTGGCTGTCAGGGCCGTACACGCCTATTACCGATTGCGTGACTCCGCTGTCACGTTCCGCTATGGTGCTGACCAGCCAACCGTAGCCCCGCGAGTAGGACGAGACCCAGCGCATGACCCCGACCCTGCCATCCGGCCTCTTTCGATACTGCGTGCGATACGACGGTGCGGCTCACCACCGAGGCGGATGGCAGCGCCGCGTGTCTGCTGCTGCCCGCCGATCACTAGGAGGCAGCAGATGACACACCCTGTTCCGCGGTTCAACGGGCGGCGGCTGCGCGCCCGCCGCGAGGCGCTCGGCCTGACCAAGGCGCAGCTCGCGGCCAGGGCCGACCTGAGCCGGGCGGCGCTCAAGGCGATGGAGCAGAACCGGATAAGGCCGAGCGCGGCAGCGTTCGAACGGCTGTGCGTCGTGTTCCGGCTGAGCTATGACGCGGGCCGCGCGGAACTGATGCAACCGGGCAGCGCCAACGATCACCGGCTGACCGAGCTGGACAGCAGCGCGGCGGGGTCGATGGCTAACTCCGTGACCGGGCGGCGGGCGCCGCGGGTGGCCATGGGGCAGGCGCGTCGGGAGAGGCGCAGGGACGATGGCTGAGAAGGTCGGCCAGCTCTCGCAGCTCATACTCGGCGCGCTCGCCAGGGAGCTGCACCCCGGGCGCCGCACCTGGGGCGAGGCGCCGGACGTGCTGATGCTCTACACGTCGCACGGCAGGATGCGGGCGGGCGGGCTGCGCCTGCCCGACGCGCTGTGGGCGAAGGCGGAGACCGCGATGGTGCTGGCCTGGGTAGCGGACTGCGCCGAGGACATGACCGCCGCGTGGCGCCCGGAGGTGCCGGTGAGCCTGGTCGCCGTGGGGATGCGGTGCGAGGCTTGGTACGTGCGCGACCTACAGCCCGACGAGGTAGGCACGCTGAGCATGGCGGAGGTGCGGGCGCACCCGCGGGCCACGAAGGGCCGCTTCGCGTGCGCGGTCGACCGGAACGCCATCACCTACGGCGTGGAGACCGACGCCGAGGGGACGCTGCTGGGCGGCCGGGTGGTGAAGGCGGGCGACCGGAGTGAGAGCGCGAGCGGCGCTATCCCCGAGGCGCTAGACCGCATCCTCGCCGCGTTCCTGAACATCCGTATGCCGGTGCGGCCTGACCCGCCCGGCTGAAACCCGAATAACCCCAAAGAAAGGAACTAGGACGATGACGAGGGCCAGGAAAACCGCGAAGACAGGCGCGACCGCGAGCAGGCAGCCGAACCTGCCCATTGCGGTGATCGTGTGGCGCGGCGACGACCCGCCGACCCGGATGGGGTTCGATGACCCGCTGGAGGCGCTGCTCACCGCGATCACGTACCTGCGGCGGAAGCACAGCGTGCGGCTCACCAACGTGGCGTGCGACGAGCTGGACGCGATGAGCCCCGAGCTGGAGAAGCTGCTGACGTCGTCGGGCGGGAAGCCGGGCGCGGCACAGCGTGAGCTGGCCAAGCGGCGGCCGGCCTCCGAGGCCGCCGCCGACCTGGGCAAGGTGCCCGTAGGGCAGCGGCTCAGGGCCCCGGCGGCGCGGTTCGCGGCACCGGGCGCGGTGCCCGTGGCGCTGGACTAGCCGTGAGCCGGCTGGACGGCCCGGACGAGGCGCTTTTCGCAGCCGTCGACCTGGTAGCGCGGACGGGGGCGACCAATTTCGAGATCGGCTACCTCCACGAGGACGTACCCGCGCCCGACGCGGCGTGGTACGCCCACGCGCAGTACAAGGGAACGCGGATCACCGAGGAGAACCACCGCGGGCCGGTTCAGGCCGCCGAGGCGCTGGCGCGGCGGCTGCTGACCGGGGCGCGGTGCAAGTGCGGGAAGCTGGTCGCGCTATCCGGTGACGGCGCGGTCGCGTTCCGGCAGGCGGTGATGAGCGACGGGACTAGCTGGTCACTGGACGAGGCCGTCAGCGCCGGGCAGTGCCGGTGGCGCCGTGAGGGGCATCACTGGGTGTCTGCCTGCGGGCTGCGCGGGCGGTAACCGCAGCCCACTCGCGGGCTGTACGTCCCTCGACGCCCCGGCTCCAGCGCACCGGGGCGCCGAGGGACCAGTCCCACGCCGACGCGGGCCGCCCGTCGTACCAGCCGGGCGGGCGGTTGTGGTGCCCGAGCAGCGAACGGTAGGGCTCGTAGTCCACCAGGCAGGGCGAGGTGAACCAGCCGGTGACGCCCTCGCTGAGGCAGTAGAGCTGCATCCGCCTGTCTTCGTGCGGGAACGCGGCGGATACCTCCCGGTCGCACCAGCGGACCATGTCGTGCGCGAGCGCGGTGGGCCAGACGGTCGCGCCGCCGAGCCAGGCGTCCGGGCTTGCCAGGAACGAGCCGCCGCGGTCGCGGGCCTGCCTCACCACGCGCGTGCCGACGAGCAGCCCGACCGGGCGCTCCCCTGCCTGGTCGAGCAGGGCGGGCAGGTCCAGGCCCAGGTGCGGCACCGCCTTGATGTCGTCCTGGATGACCGCTAGCCAGTCGTCCCGGCCCGTGCTCCGCACGATGTCCCGGTAAGCCGGCCAGACGCCGCGGCGGTCGTGTTCCTCCCAGACCTCGACCCGGCCGCCGAGCTGGCGCCGCAGGGTGAGGACGTTGGGGGCGCGCTCTGGTGCGAACGCCGCGTGCAGGATCACCAGGCGGATGGTCGGCATGGCGTGATGGTCTCACGGATGCCTTTGCCAGCAGTGGTTTGCCGCGTTAGGGGCTGTGACGCCTAACCGGGGTCTCAATTGCGGGTTGGGCTTCCCCAATGCATAATTGAGACGTGGGTGCCAACCGGCGCCCCGAGCAACCCCGGAGGACCCCCATGAGCTACCCCATGCCCGAGCCAGAAGACGACTGGGCTCTAGGTGTTGGATACCTGCGGCTGTCTGATCTGGCGGACCCTGCGGCGTTTGACGGCCGGGCGGAGCTGCTGCACCGCGCGGCGGCACAGCGCCGGGTGAGGCTGATAGAGATGATCCGCGAGAACGACCTGAGCCCGGGCGCCGAGCCGGGGAAGCCTAAGCCGGCCTCCGCGTTTAAGCGGCGGAAGATCCGGCTGCCGAACGGGCAGGTGGCGCTCCGCACGGTGCGACCGGGATTCCGGCGGCTGCTGGCGCTGCTTGAGAGCGGCGCGGCCACGTACGCTTTTGCCGAGGACCTGGACCGGCTGCTGAGGCAGCCGCGCGACGGCGAGGACCTGCTAGACGTGGTGGAGCTATCCAAGGCGACGGTGATCTCACTGAGCAGGAGTTTGACGCTGACGGACGGCGGGACCGATGACGAGCGGGACCGGGCGCGGGACATGGCACGGCACGCCGAGCGGTCCAGCAGGGATACCGCGCGGCGGGTGAGGGCGGCGCGGGCGCGGCTGGCAGGACTGAGCTTTGGCGGCGGGCTGAGGCCGTTTGGCTTTGACACCGACCCGAGCGCGCCGAGGTACGGGAAGACGGTGACGCCGCGGGATGACGAGGCGGCGGAGATCCGGGCGGCGGCGGTGGCGCTGCTGCGGCAAAAGGCGAGCCTGCGCGGGGTGACGGCGGACTGGAACGGGCGGGGCGTGCTGACGGTGCGCGGGGCGCGGTGGACGACGCCGACCGTGCGGGACACGCTGATGAAGCCGCTGAACGCTGGCCTGGTGCTGGAGGGCTTTGACCCGTTTGAGCCGAACAAGGTGCGCAAGCTGATCCCCGCGACGTTCCTGGTTGGGGAGCCGATCCTTGACCGGGGCGTGTGGGAGGAACTGGTTGCGCTGCTGACCGACCCTGCGCGGCGTAAGCACCGGGGGAACGCGCCGAGGTGGCTGGTGTCCCTGTTTGCGCGGTGCGGCGTGTGCGGCGCTGAGTGCCGGGTGGCCGAGCAGTGGAAGTACAAGTGCGTTGCGCACGCCTGCGTGACGCGGCGGGCTGGCAGCTCCGACAACGTGTCCAGGGCGCCCCGGGGGGTTGATGACCTGGTGGCGCGGATGGTGGTTGAGCAGCTATGCCGCGTGGAGGCGAAGGGGATCGAGCTGGCCAGGCCGGCGCCGACGCTGCCCGAGGCCGAGGCGCGGCGGCTGCGGGCGGAGCGGGCGGCGCTGGTGAAGCGCCGCGTGACCCAGGCGAAGATGCACGCGGCGGGCACCCTGGAGGACGACGCCTTTGCGGCGGGCGCGAAGCAGATAGCGGACGACCTGGCGGTGATAGAGCGGCGCCTGGAGGTGGCGGCGACCGCCGACCCGCTGGAGGAGTTCCGGGACGGGCGCCCGCCCGCCGAGGTGTGGTTGCAGCTCTCCATGGAGCGGCGCCGCGCGGTGACGCGCGTGCTGATTGAGTCCGTGACGATTAACAAGGCGGCGCGGCCGGGCGCGCGGTGGTTTGAGCGTGAGGCCGTGGTGGTGGTCCCGAGGTTCCCTTACTAGCCTTGAGGGGCCGGGGCGGCTCCTGGACCTCCCGCGCGGGGGCCGCCCGGTGACCGGAAGGTTTCACAGAGTACTTGACTAGCGTTACTGGGTAGTCGTACTGTGGCCAAAACAATCAGTAAGCGGCCGGTGACGTTCCGGTAGGCGCTCAAGGCCCGAGGGGGGAATTCGGGCGCCTCCGTCCCCCACCCCGGGCGGAACGTCATCGGCTTTTACTGGACACGGGATAGCGGCTTCCAGAACAGCCGCCTGAATACCGCCCGCGCGTGAATCGTCCGCGCGGGTGAAGGGCCTTTCTGACTGCGGCCTGAAACCTGTCAGAGGCAATTGGGCGTGATGTGTCCGCCCGCGAATCACCACTCACCTGTGACTTCGCCGAGAGGTACCTCTCATGCCTTCTGCAACCGCGCCCGAGAGCAGCTTTAACCATTCGCGGCTCCGAGCATGGCGCGACGAGTCCGGCTTGCGGGTCGAGACCGTGGCCGACCGCGCGAAGGTCTCGTTCAGCTACCTGCGCGCCCTGGAGGACCGCGGCGGCAACCCGTCCGCGGGACTGCTGGCCCGGCTCGCCGCGGTGTACGGCAAGCCGGTGGCGGAGCTGTTCGAGACCGCGCCCGCAGCCGGGGGCGACGGGTGAGCGCCGAGGCTGACGCCGCGTTCGCGGCGTGGGTCAAGGCCGAGGTCGCAACCTGGCCTCTGCTCGGCCCGGGACAGGTGGCGGAGCTGCGCGCCCTGCTGGACCTGCGGTCTGACCCGCAGGACGCGCTGACCGCCATACCGCTCCCACCTGCACCCTTGTCAGAGAGTAGCGGTTCGATTACGTTCAGTATTCGAGCAGCCAACTCGCCAGAACTAACCCACGAGGCGGTTCCGCAATGACCCTGACCCGGCGTAATTACGGGCGTTTCCATGGCTACACGATTGACGGCACAAAGGCGCCCGGAGTAACTGCCATCCTGAAGATGCGGAACAATCCCGCATTCGAGAAATTCGCCATCAAGGTGACGGCCAACCACGCCGTTAACCACTGGGACGAGCTGGCCGAGCTGCCCGGCGCGGCGCGGCTCGACCGGCTCATGGGCGCCAAGCAGGCTTACCTGACGGCCGCCGCCAAGCGCGGCACGCGGCTGCACTCGTTCGCGTACCGGCTCAACCGCGACCAGGAGGTAGCGGGCGAGGAGCTGGACGACGACAGCGACCAGGCCGCCCTGGTCGACTCCTACCTCAAGTTCCTGGACCGGACGCAGGCCGACGTGGTGGCGGCGGAGATGGTGATCGGGAACCGTAACCCGCTCTACTGCGGGACCGCGGACCTGGTGTGCGACCTGCCCGCGCTCGTCACGGTCAGCGGCGACGACCTGCCGGCGGCGCGCTGGCTGCTTGACCTGAAGACGGCCGGGTCGGGCATCTTCCCCGAATCGGCGCTCCAGACGTGCGCCTACAGCCGCGCGGAGGTGTACCTGAAGGACGGCGCCGAGGCGCCGCTGTCCGAGCTGGGCATCCAGCGGTGCGGCGCGATCCACGTGCGCGCTGACGGCTGGGACCTGTACCCGCTCGACACGGGCGACGTCACCTGGGAGACGTTCAAGCACCTGGCCTGGCTCTACGAGCACCAGGAGGAGTACGGCACCTGGGTCGGCGCGGCTGTTGACCCGCCCGGCGTCCCGGTGACCGCGCAGCGCTTCTGAGCCCGTCCGGGGGGCGTGCGCTGGGTTTCGGGCACCGTGGAGCTGCT